GCAGTCAAGGGTGCCATGGCCATGGCCATACGCCCAGGTGGGCGATGTGACCGACTCGGTTGACTTGCTGCTGGGTAAGTATTTAACCGACACCTACGGGCTGCCTAGCATCAGCCGGGCGGCACTGGCAGAGGCGATTGAAACAGTGGCGCACACGCGGCGCTTTCACCCGATACGTGAAGAGCTCGAAGGCCTGCAGCATGATGGAAAAAGCCGCATCGACAAGTGGCTGATGTATGCACTGGGTGAAACACCCGAAACTTTGAACCGCGCTATGCAGGAATACCTGCAGATTGTGGGGCGTTGCTGGTTGCTGGGCATGGTGCACCGTGTGATGCGCCCCGGGTGCAAGTTTGACTATTGCCCAGTGTTGGAAGGCGTGGGTGGCCTACGCAAATCTACCATGGTAGAAATACTGGCCGGCAGCGAGTATTTCAGCGACACACCGTTTGATGTAGGCCACGGCAAGGAAGCGCAAGAACAGGTGCAAGGCTTGTGGCTGTACGAGATTGCTGAAATGACGCACTTCAGCAAGGCTGAGGTCGGTGCAATCAAGGCGTTTATTTCCAGCAAGGTGGATCGGTACCGGGTGGCCTATGGCCAGACGGTGGGCACATTCCCGCGTCAGTGCCTGTTGTGTGGCACGACTAATGAAAACACCTATCTGCGCGACCGAACTGGCAACCGGCGCTTTTGGCCGATACCGGTGCGCCATGTGATCAACACCGATTGGCTGATCAAATACCGTGACCAGCTGCTGGCCGAGGCTTTTGTACTATTCAAGCAGGGTGTCGCCTATACACCCACGCCCGATCAGGAGCAACGCCTGTTTGTGCCCATGCAGGAAAGCCGTCTGGTGGAAACCGCGGTGCTGTCTGAACTGCTGCACGTGTTGACGCGCTCACCTGGCCCAAGTGGCATCAGCGCCATCGTCAATGAGTTGGCTGAGTTTGTGACCATTGCGCAGCTGACTTTGGCACTGGGTGTGGATGCTGCCAAGAGCAGTCCGGCGCTTGAGGCGCAGATCCGCGGTTGGCTGGATCACGAAGGCTGGGTACGGGTCAAGAAACAGATCAATGGTGCCCGCGCATGGGGCTATGAAAGGCCACCAGCATGGCCGCCATTGGACGAACAGACCGACATGGATGCTGTGCCACCAGGCGCGGCAAATGGATCAACTGAACAGGACGCTGATGATGTGCCTTTTTGAGCGAATAGAAACGCTCTGGGCGCAACAAACGCGCCGTGTAGCAAGCATTACCAAACGCAAGATTGGCAGTAGTGCGCCCGAAGGGCTGGGAGCGTGTTCAACGTCGCTCTCCCATTGCAGCGCGGTTGCGGGGAAGTCATTGCACGGGCCCATGACCTAAAAGTGTCCAAGTGTCCAAGGTGTCCAGTGGTTTGCATAGAGACCACCGGTAGCCCCAAATCCTATTTATAGGACTTGAAGCTGCTGCATTGCCCACTGGATTTCAAGACTATGGCCAGCGCCTGTTTGCAAGGCGGGCGGGCATAGGCAGGCACACACTCGCCCGCGCTCGCGAGCATTGCGTTTTACTTATTTACTCTATAGAAAAGGATGGACACCATGGACACCAGGCCACAAAAAATTGATGTTCAAGCCCAAATCGAGGACATCAAGAGGTTTATGCCCGAGACCTATGCATCCATCCAGGCTAAAGCCAAAGAGATTGGCAACGATGCCTATGTGCTGGTGCGCAAGGGTTTGCGTGGCGAGGCTAATTGCTTTTATGCATTCGAGAGGGGTAGGGTAGTGGGTACGCCTTTCAACCTGGTAGAGGTCAATCGAGACATTGCGCAATATATGGTGACGTTTGGTTGTGCATACGTCTGCATTTGGGCACCAATTGAAAAGGAGACCACCTGATGGCACGTATTGAATGGATTAAGAACAGGCTGAACAACTGGGCATTGTGGAAGGTGCGCGAGTCAAGTGGTGGCCTTGGCTTTGCCACCAGCTCGATCTTCCTGGCTAACCGCGTTGACAGCAGCCGAGACGCACCATTACCAGTGGATGAGGTAGATGCCAGCAAGACGGATCAGGCAGTGGAATCACTGAGGCCAGATAAACTTCATCTGTACACCACGCTGCAGCTGGTGTACGTCAAGGGCATTGGCATTCGTGCAACAGCCAGGCACATAGGCAGGGCTGAGTCCACAGTCAAAGCCAACCTGGATCAGGCTGACCATGCACTGTCGGCATGGTTTGGTCAGAAGGCAGAACAGGACCAATTGAAGCGAACGTCCTTGAATCTTGGCGAACGTCTGCGAACAAATAATAGTTTGTCCACATAGACTTTTTTGGTACATTTCAGGCAAGCTGTGGAATTCGTGTCACCACCCGCGATTCAACTGCCAAACCCCTGCCGGATTCGTCTTGCAGGGGTTTTCCTTTTAAGCAGGGCAGTTCAACACCAACCTTTGATGGCCACGGCCTTCTAACCATTCTGAACTGACCCTGCCCCTATGCCTTCAGCTGCACCAAAGCCATGTAGTGCACCTGGTTGTGGTGTGTTGGTACGTGATGGCAGTAGCCGATGTGCCAAGCATCCAAAGGAAGTATGGGCCAAGCCAGTTAATGCCACCAAGCGTGTGACTGGGCGCAAGCTGCAGGCAATGCGATCAAGGTTGTTTGAGTCTGCGCCACTGTGTGCTGAATGCGAACGTCAGGGACGGGTCACATTGGCCACCCAACGCGATCACATCACGCCCTTGGCGGAAGGTGGCTTGGATGATGACAGCAACGTGCAGGGCCTGTGTATGGCCTGCCACGATGCCAAGAGCAAAGACGAATCAAAGCGTGGTCGATTGCGCCACGCATGGGCCTGACTGGCAAGGGGAGGGGGGCATCAAATGTCTGGCGCCCTCACACTGGAAACCGACCGCTTCCCCTTTTTTTTACGTGCGCAAGTTTGGGGGGGAGGGGTACCCCGAGGCCTACGCCAAAAACAAAATTTTTGAATCAACCGAGAAGGAAACTCTGACATGACTGGATCACGCGGCCCACTTCCGAAGCCTGCCGCGCTCAAGTTGTTGGAGGGCAACCCCGGAAAGCGTTCACTCAACCTGGCCGAGGGCATCAACCCGCGGGTGGAGATCCCCAGCGCTCCCAAGCACCTGGGCATCGAGGCCCGCAAGGAATGGAAGCGCATCACGCCGATCCTGGATGAGCTGGGACTGATCAGCGGCCTGGACCGTGCCGCCCTGGCGCTGTACTGCCAGGCAGTTGGCCGGTTGTCTGAACTTGAGACTGCCTTCAACGGCATCGTCAACCGCCTGGTTGAAGGCGGTTCCGACAACGCCGGCGCCATGACTTACCCTGATGCCGTCTATGCTGCCAGCTACAGCGTCACGCCCAGCGGGTATGCCCAGCAGAGCGTGATTGTGCAGCTGATCAAGTCGCACCGCGAACAGGTCAACCGGTATCTGATGCACTTTGGCCTGAGCCCTGCAGCTCGCGGCCGGGTGCAAGCGTCCAACTATGTGCAGCCCACCCTGCCGGGCATTGAGCCAGCACCCAACGGACAAAGCATTCAACAAGGATTTGCAAGGTTTGCCAGTAACGGCGGCCCGCAACTGGTTCAGTGAACCGGTATTTACTGGCTGCACACACGTATGTGCAGCGCGTCAGCACGGGCGACATCCCTGCGTGCAAGTGGACCCGCCTGGCAGTTGACCGCCAGCTGGCCGACCTGCAGCGCGAGACAACAGACGAATGGCCCTGGGTGTTTGACGAATCCCGGGCCTCGCGCATTTGTGAATTCATCGAGCTGCTGCCGCACATCAAAGGCAAGTGGGCCCGAGAGAGACGACTGATAGAGCTTGATGCCTGGCAGTGTTTTGTACTGACCACTGTGTTTGGCTGGGTGCACAAAGACACTGGCCTGCGCCGCTTTCGTGAGGTGTACCTGGAGGTGCCCCGCAAAAACGCCAAGTCAACCCTGTCCAGCGGCGTGGCCCTGTACATGCTGACGGCCGACGGTGAGCAGGGAGCTGAGATTTACAGCGCAGCCACCACCCGCGACCAGGCACGTATCGTGTTTGATGACGCTAAGGGCATGGCAGAGCGCACCCCGGACCTGCGCACCTACCTGGGCGTGGCCATCCTAACGCACAGCATCACGGTGGCGCACACCAGCAGCAAGTTCAGCCCGCTGGCCGCTGAAGCCAGCACGCAGGACGGCCTGAATGTGCACTTTGCCTGCCTGGATGAGCTGCACGCCCACAAAAAGCGCGACCTGTATGACGTGATCGACACCGCCCGCGGCGCCCGTGAGCAAAGCCTGCTGTGGATCATCACCACCGCTGGCAGTGACCGCAGCGGCATCTGTTACGAGCGGCGCACCCACATCACCAAGGTGCTGGACCGGGTGATTGCAGACGAGACAACTTTTGGTGTGATCTACACCATTGACGATGATGACGACCCATTTGAGCCGTCGAGCTGGGCCAAGGCCAACCCGAACTGGCTGGTGTCCGTGCTGCGTGACGACATGGAAGCTGCAGCGCGTAAGGCCAGCATCATGCCAAGCGCCCTCAACAACTTTTTGACCAAACGCCTGAACGTTTGGGTATCGGGTGAAAGCCCCTGGATGGACATGCGGGCCTGGGAACGGTGTGCTGACACCAGTCTGCAGCTCAGCGACTTTGCGGGCGAGAAGTGCTGGGCCGGGCTTGACCTGGCACAGAAAAAAGACTTTGCCGCGCTCTGCCTGGTGTTTGAGCGCAGCGGCGTCTGGTACGTGTTCACACGTCTGTACTTGAACGAGCTGGCCGTGTCTGAAAGTGGCAACGCCCACCTCAGCGGCTGGGCCCGATCGGGTTACATCCAAGTCACCGATGGCGACATCACCGACTTTGACGTGCTGGCCGAAGACATGCGCGGCTACTGCAAACAGTTTGACATGCAAGAGATCGCCTTTGACCCAGCCCTAAGCATGTACTTTGCCGGCAAGCTGATCGAGGAAGGCCTGCCGCTGGTAGAGATCGCGCAGCGGGCCATGTTCTTTACACCCCCATTGATCCAGGTGGAAAACCTGGTGCTTGAAAAGAAACTGAAATTTGACGGTAACCCCGTCATGACCTGGATGGTGAGCAACCTGGTGGTGAAGGTCAGCAAGTTCAATGAACTGCGGTCCCCCACCAAAGAGCGGCCAGAAAACAAGATCGACGGCCCGATGGCCATGCTAATGGCACTTGGCCGGGCGCTGGCTGTAGAGCAAAAAGAAACATCCTTTTGGGAAACCACCTAGTGAAATTCCTTGACCGACTATTTGGGCGCAAGTCAGCCCAGCTCACCTACGACCAGGTGGCAGACCTGATCGATGGCCGGGGCGGTCGGAACATTGCAGGCGTGGTTGTCAATGAAAAAACCGCACTTCAGACATCTACTGTACTGGCCTGTGTCAAGGTCATATCGGAAGGTTGTGCAACCCCAAAACTCAAGGTCTTTCGTGAGCTGAAAGATGGCTCCCGCGAGCTGGCGACCAACATCCCGGAATACCGGCTGCTGTCACGACGCCCAAATGAATGGCAAACCTCTTTTGAGTGGCGCCAAATGATGACGCTGCATGCCTGCTTGTCAGGCTACGGCTTATCGATCAAGGTCAAAAACGACAATAACCGCCTCACCGAGTTCATTCCGGTACCGCCTGGTCATTGGCAAGTGCGCCGCACCGGTCGATATGACCTGCTGTACACGTGCTGGGATGAGTTTGGCAAGATTGGTGACTTCACATCTGATCAGGTTTTTATCCTCAAAGGCATGCAGCTTGACTGGACCAAACCGCTCAGCCCGGTTAGTCTGGCCCGCACCGCCATTGGTTTGGCCATTGCCTCCGAAACCAGCCAGGCATACATGCACGCCAACAGCCTACGCCCAAGCGGCATGTATTCCGTTGAAGGCAGCTTGTCGCCAGAGCAACATGAGCGCCTGGCAGCCTACCTTGAAAAGAAGTCTGGACCCTCAAAAACCGGCATCCCTTTGATCATCGATCGAGCTGCCAAGTGGGTCAGCAACACCATGACCGGCGTCGATGCGCAGCATGTTGAAACCCGCAGACTGCAGATTGAAGAGGTATGCCGCAGCTGGGGCGTGTTCCCGATCATGATTGGCCACTCAGACAAGGCCGCCACCTTTGCCAGCTCTGAAGCATTTTTTTCAGCCCACCTGATTCATACCCTGGCGCCATGGCACACCCGGTGGACGCAAGGCCTGGATGAGTTTGTGCTTGATGGCAATGGCCCACTGTTTGCCGAGTTTGATACCCGCTACATGCGTGCCGGCGCTATGCGCGACCGCAGCCAATGGGCTCGCACCATGGTCGAAACCGGCATCTACACCCGCAATGAGGCGCGTGAAGAGGAAGGCAAAGACCCACTGCCTGGCCTGGATGAACCCCTGACCCCAATGAATATGACCAACGGCTCCACCACACAAGGAACCAACAATGAAGATGCTACAGATCCCACAGCAACCCCGTAACCGCGCAGCCTCACCGTCGCCCGCGTTGGCGCAAAAATCGCCCGCGCAACGGTCCCAGTTGCTTGAGCACAAAGACAGCCTAGGTATAGGCAAGCGTGAAACCCGATCATTCACCCTCAGCCTCAAAGCGGTAGGCACGGACGGCACCGTTGAAGGCTATGGCTCAGTGTTTGGCGTACGTGATAACTACGACGACGTGATTGCCGCCGGTGCCTTCATGTCATCCCTGGCCGCGCACAAGGCCTCATCCACCATGCCCGCCATGCTCTGGCAGCATGAGGCCGATGAACCCATTGGTATCTGGACCGATATGGCCGAAGACACCAAGGGCCTGCGCATCAAAGGCCAGTTGTGCCTGGAAACCAGCCAGGGCAAAGAGGCTTATGCACTGCTCAAGATGGGTGCCATCAACGGCCTGTCCATTGGCTTCATCAGCAAGCAATGGGCTTATGACCAAACCA